TGTAAAATTTAAAATGTCGGAACACAAGGCCATTGGCTTATTTGGTGCAATGGAATTTCCTTCAGGTGTTGAAAAACTTGAAATGAAAGTAAAATGGAATTCATTTTATGCTGACGTTTTAAAGAAAGTTGCAAATCCTTTTCAAATGTTACAAATCCAGGTGCGCGCGAGTATGGAAACATACGAGTCAGGAGGAAAGACCGGCGAAGTTCCTGTTGTAATATTTATCACAGCGTCAGCGAAAGACTTGCCGCTTGGTGGATTCAAGCAACACGACAACGTTGAGACAGAAACCAATTTTTCCGTTTATTATTTCAAAATGGAAATCGACGGTGAAGAGATTGCAGAATGTGACGTTCTTGCAAATATTTACAAAGTCAACGGCGTTGATTTGTTCGCTAAGTATAGAGCGAATTTAGGTATCTAAAAGATATACGCGGGGAGTTCGGTAACCGTCAAGGCTCATAACCTTGATTAAGCGGGTTCGACTCCCGTCCCCGCTACTAAAATTTTCAAACAAACATAATTACCATGGAGACAAACAACAGTGTTGCCACAGCTGGCGAAAAGAACGACGGCGTTCAAGAAATTATTTTACCTTCAGGAAGGAAAGCAGTTATTAGCGCTTTCAAAGGTAAACACATAAGAGAAGCAACGAGACTTGCAGACGGCGAGTCGGACAAATTAGTTTTTGCGTTGATCGCAATTACAACAAAGATCGACGGCAAGCCTGTCTTGCTTGAAGACATGGACGAAATGGACGGAAGAGACGCAATGAAATTAACTGCGGCGTTTTCCGTAAATTTTTAATTAGCGACCAGCAACTTACGTTTCTGGCGCATTTTACTTGCACACCGTTAAGTTATTGGCTTGAACAACCTATTGGAGATTGCATATATTGGTACGTAGAAGCGGTAAAAGAATATAATCGTTTAAACAAACAGCCTGACGCCTGATGAATAGTTTATTAAAAGTTGCTGTGATGTTAACCGCCTACGATCAAATGAGTAGAGAGGTTCAAAACGCCTGTAACAAATCCAAAAGAGAACTTACCGATTTAAAAAACCATGCCACTGCGCAATTCGCGCAGGGCTTTGGTTTAATGGGCGCCGGCGCCGCGGGCTTTCAAGCTATTGGCAAAACTGTCGAAGCTTACGCCGACTTAGAAGACGCCGCGCTTGGTTTAAAATCCGTCATGCTGCAAGACGGTGGAATTATTGACACAGAACTTTTTGAAAAGACCAACAAGTTAGCCGCGGAATTAGGAAATCAATTGCCTGGAACAACCGCCGATTTTTACGGTATGTTTACAACAATGATTCGTTCCGGTGTTCCTGCAAAAAATATTATTGACGGTGTTGGAAGGTCTGCGGCATATCTCGCCGTTGCATTAAAAATGCCCTACGACGAAGCTGGTAAAATGGCCGCTAAGTTGAAAGAGGCAACCGGAATTGCTGACGCGGAAATGTTGCAATTTATGGACACGATCGCGAGAACAAACCAAGTTGGTGTTGAGTCTGGCGAAATGTCACTTGCGTTTGCGCGTTCTGCGGGTGCATTAAAGACAATGGAAATTCAAGGATTACAAGCGTCAAAATCAATTTCCGCTGTTTATGCAATGTTGATAAAAACCGGCGCGTCAGGTGAAACGGTTGGAACCGGCATGGCTGCGGTTCTTAACTCAATGATGAATTCTGATAAGATGGCAAAGCTTAACGCTGAAGCTGCAAAGTTCGGCGTAACAATGGATTTTGTTGATAGCAAAACCGGCCGATTTAAGGGAGTTGAAAATATGATGGTTCAGTTTGATAAACTCAAAGGACTAAACCCACAGCAACGCGCCGGAATTATTCAAGCGTTCCTTGGACCCGGTGCGGACGCGAATTTTATGACGTTGTTAGCAAGTAAAGGCGTTCAGGGATTTAACGAAATGACGCGTTCCATGGCAACACAAGCAACGTTGAATGATAAAGTTCAAATGCAACTTGGTGGATTAAAAAACAAATGGGAAGCGGCGACAGGAACGTTTACAAACTTACTTGCCGCGCTTGGTGCGAGACTCGCGCCGGCACTTGGGAAAATTGTTGACCTATTAGGCGCAGCAGCAGCAGCCGTGCAAGGTTGGGTTGAGAACAACCCGCGCTTATCTGAATTTATAATGCTGGTTGTTTCTTTCGTTTCCGCTGCGTTAATGATTGCCGGCGTAGTTAAAATTATAATGGGTCTTGTTGCAATATTCAAGGTATTAAATATTGTAATGGCAATGAACCCATTTATATTAATTGCCATGGCTGCAATTGTCGCGGTTGCTTTAATAATAACTTATTGGGACAAGATTAAGGCATTCTTTATTCACTTGTGGCAAAAAGCAAAAGCAATTTTCATGCAAGCCGCGCGCGACATAAAGTTTATATTGATGCACCTTAACCCTTATACTCTTATCTATTTATATTGGGATAAAATTGCAGCGTTTTTTATTACTGTTTGGGCGAAAGTAAAAACTATTTTTTCAGGATTCGTTGATTGGGTCGGTGGTATTGGCGCAAGGTTTTACGATGCCGGTGTTAATATCGCCAAACAGATTTGGGAGGGAATAAAAGCCATGGCACACAAACCAGTTGAAGCACTGAAAGACATGGTGCAAAAGTGCCGTGATTTGTTGCCATTTTCGCCAGCTAGAACGGGACCTTTTAAGGACCTTCACAGAATAAAAATTGTTGAGACTATCGCCGCGACCATTAAGGGAAACCCAATGGTTCAAGCTATGTCGCGCGCCATGACACAGGTTGCCGGTGTTGCACCTGGAAGAGTTGGCGCCGGCGCAACTGGCGGCGTTACGCTTCACTATGCGCCAGTTATACACATTGGCGCCGGCGCTAACAAGGCCGACTTTATGGCGCTGCTTAGTGAACACAAGGACGAAATTTTAAGAATGTTAAACAGTGCTGCGGCTAACAAAGCACGAACAAGATTTTAATTATAATTATGTACGCGCAAATAGGTGACATTATACTTTCAAATGAATACGGTTTTTCCGGGTTTTCCGACGAACGCGGTGTAACGATTGTCGAACAAGCTTTGATTGATCGAAAACCGTCGCTTCAGCGAACCGGCGAAGAGTTGATAAAAATAAATTTTAGTCTTGTTCTTCATAGGACGTTTATTAATATCGAAGAAGAGGTTGCGAAATTTGAAAAGTATGTAACCGATTCAACGCCCGTTCCGATTACACTTGGAACCGGCATATTTATTGGAAATTTTATTTTGTCGAAGATCAAAAAAACTGTTGACAAAACACTAAGCGACGGAACAATTTTTGAATGTACTGTTGAAATTTCTGCGATTGAATTCCCGTTAGAGGTTACAACAAACACCGGCACAGCGATTGCAACGAACAACCCGCCGGCGCTTGCGTCTGTGACTGTGCAACCTTCGCTGGCTGGAAAGATCGGAACCGAAATACGTGAAACACAAACGTTGAGCGCAGGAATGAACGACGATCTTCGTACGGCGCAAGCGCAACCAGAAAAGCGCGCCGCAAAAATGAAACAAACACTTTTGAAAATTCAACAGGTTGAAAAAAAACTTGTCAATGTATATGAAATAAGTTCGAACGCTTTCCGACTTGCGAACGAAGCGCAGAGTTTGCGCACTCGAATTATAAGAGCGCAAAAGGACCTTGCAAAATTAAAATCATTTTGTCAGGTGAACGACGTTGAAAGCGCAATGCAAGCGAATAGAGATTTTCAAAGTAATATGTCGAATGTTGGCGGCTTCACTGCGCCATTTACGAAAAGTTATATTTTAAGAAGAACGGTTTAATATGGCATACACAACGCACACGGTAAAGCAGGGCGAACGATGGGACAACATTTCCTTCGTATGTTATGGCGACGTAAAGTACACGCCAGAAATTCAGCTTGCAAATCCTGAAGTTCCGCTTGACGAACCAATTCCAACTGGAACAATTTTGCGTATTCCTATCAAGGAAATTGTTGAAACGCAAACGGAATTATTGCCGCCATGGAAACGATAAAAATTTTATGGAACTATCAAGACCACAAATAAAAGTTTTATACAATAGCAAGGATATAACAAACGATATATCGAAATATATTATTGGTCTTAAATATACCGACAACACTGAAGGCGCCAGCGATTCACTTGAAATAAACCTTGAAGACAACGCCGGTTTGTGGCGCGACGGTTGGTATCCTGACAAAGGCGACGAACTCACGGTTTCGATTGGTTACAATGGTGTTTTTCTTGATTGCGGTGTTTTCGCAATAGATCAAATTCAATTGCGCGGCGTTCCTGACGTTGTTTCGCTTCAAGGATTGGGCGCAGGAATTAGCAACGGAATTCGCACAAAGGTAAGCGCGGCGCATGAAAATAAAACCCTGAAACAAATAGCGGAATCCGTTGCAAGGAAACACGGACTTTCAATCGTTGGCGGTGTTGCGCCAATTGTAATTGAGAGAGTGACGCAGAAACAAGAAACCGACCTTTGTTTTTTAAATCGTATCGGTCACGAATACGGATATCTTTTTTCTATAAGAGGAAAGCAATTAATTTTCACAAGTATTTTTGACATTGAAAATTTGAAACCGGTCACGACTATCGACCGCGCGCAAATGCTTTCGTATGACATAACCGACAAGACGTTGCAAACATATTCAAAAGCTGTGGTTAAGTATCACAATCCGGCGAACAAAAAAGTTTCTTCTTATGAAGTCGATAAGGTCAACAACAAAGACGACGTTCCGTTTAACTACATTAAGACGAACGACACGCTTGTTATTAACACGAAGGCGGAAAACAACCAACAGGCAGAAGCAAAAGCAAAAGCCGCGTTGTATCGCGCTAACTCGTTACAACAGGAAGGAACAATAATGGTTCCGGGAAATCCTTATTTAGTCGCTGGCAATAACTTTGAAATTACTGGACTTGGTAAAATTTCCGGTGTATTTCATATTATGAGTTCAGACCACAACATTGACCGCGGCGGCGGTTGGACAACAACGCTTGAAGTGAAGCGCGTTGGCTTTGTTATCAAGGAAAAACAGAAATCAACTAAACCGAAAAAGCCCGCAAAATATACGGTGACGGTTGTTAAATAATTTGTATATTTGATTATGCTAAGATTCGGAAACATAACACAGATTGACGCAGCGAAGGGACTTGCAAGGGTTCATTTTGACGACCTGGAAATTGTTTCCGGCTGGTTGCCGATATTGTCACCGCGAACGAATTCAGATAAGCAAAGCGACCCAATGGAAGAGGGCGAACACGTTGCTTGCGTAATGGATAAGCACGACGAACACGGTGTAATATTGGGCGCTATCTTCAGCACCGCAGACACGCCGCCAGCTGAAGCGGGCGCAGATAAGTTTGTTCGTAAGTTTAAAGACGGAACAATTTTTAAATACGATCGCGGCGCGGCGCATGAATATGAAATTACAAACGGAACCTTGACTTTTAAAATGAATAGGTCCGGCGGTTTCGTAATTAAAAAAGGTACTGAAAGCGTAAAAAAAATATTGGACGATCTCGCGCAGGAATGCGCAATAATGACAATGCCGGTTTCCGGTGCGTCAGCGGGACCGCCTGTAAACGCTGCAAATTTCACAGCGATAATTGCACGAATAGCAACTTTATTTTCTGAATAATGGCCGAACTTGTTTCAAATATTAAAAGTCAAAATTGGTCTTTGAATAAAGACACACAAGGCGAGGTTGTCACCGATATCGAAGACATTAACCAATGTATTTATATTATCATTACGACAATCAAAGGAACGGACCCTTTACGGCCGACGTTCGGTTGCGGCGTGTGGGAACATGTTGATAAACCAGCGAACGTTGCAGTCCCTAATATGATTAGAGAAATTGCGAAAGCGATCGCAGAATTTGAACCACGCGCAGAAGTGCAAAAAATAACTTTTGAACTTGCTGAAGCGAATGTAATTTTTACAATTTATTGGACCTCTTCATTTGGTAACAGCGTAACAGCTGTGCCAGTGACATTAACATAATTTTATGGCTGAAGCACCGATTTTAATTCCTAATGACCCAACAGAAATTGTTGCGGAAATGAAAGCAGAATACGAAACGTTGACCGGTAAAACCTTGCCGGCCGGTTCGCCTGAAATGCTTTTGATAAATATGTTTGCCGCTAGATTAAGCACACATATTGCGTCGATCCAAAGCGCGGGTTTGCAAATGCTTGTTGCATTCGCTACGGCGCCAATGCTGGATTATCTTGCCGAACTTGTCGGTGTTGTTAGACTTGCACCACAGGCCGCACAATGCAATATATTGTTGACGCTGACCGCTGGACACACGCAAACAATTATTCCCGCTGGAATGAGAATACAAACAGCTGACGGCCGCGTTGTGTTCGAAATAACTGAAGACGTTCTTGTTCTTGACGGCGTGACAACTGCAAACGTTTCCGCTATTTGTCAAACGACCGGTGTAATTGGCAACGGTTATGCAATTGGCGAAGTGTCCGACATTCTTGACCCGCAACCGTTTCTTGTGTCCGCTTCAAATACAAATATTACCGTTGCCGGTAGTGACCAAGAAACCGACGAACAATTGCGCGAACGTATCAAGCTTGCACCGTCGGCGTTTAGTACCGCAGGGCCTAAAGACGCATATATTTATTTTGCAAAGACTGCAAGTCCTTTAATTATTGACGTTGCTGTAACCATGCCGACGCCTGGAACTGTCAATGTTTACCCGCTTGTTGAAGATGCGGCAAGTGGAACGCCGCAAGAAATTCTTGACTTGGTAACGGCAATTTTAACTGACGAAAAAGTTCGACCGCTTACAGATACGGTTGCAGTTCTTTCACCAACAAAAGTTGGTTATCAATTGAAAGTTAATATAACAAAAATTACTGGCGCAGTTAACCAAGATATTCTTGACGTAGTTACGCCAAAAGTTGAAGCGTTTGTAAAAGCTGCGTCAATGAAAATAGGAAGAAATGTAACAGCGACAAAAATAAAATCGCTGTGTATGTATGACGACACGCAAGTTTATGACGTTACGTTGCTTGACGAAAACAACGACCCATTTGTTGACAAAATAATTACCGATACGCAATTTGCGTTCTGCGATACATTAACAATTGCAATCACTGGAAGCAATGCAGGATAATAAAAACATATTAGCGAGTTCAGTTAATTCAAAGGACCACTTGACGGCCTTTGACACAATGATAAAATCAAGGCTTGACGCAATTGACCTTTCGCCAATGCTTATGTATTTTATTGATTTGTGTCCAGCCGCAGCGTTGCCGGTTCTTGCTGAACAATTCGACGTTATGGGTTTTAACGGTTGGATTCTGTGCGACACAGAAGCGGACCGCAGGGCCTTAATAAAGCGCGCTATTGAATTGAAAAGGTTCCGGGGTACACCGTGGGCCGTAAAAGAGGCTTTAAAGTCTGTAGGCTATTTTGACGCGCAAATTCAGGAAGGTTTTTCCGGGTACATGTACAACGGTGAAATAATCCACGACGGCGTTCAGAATTACGGCGACGGCCATTGGGCGAACTTTCGCGTTAGCTTGCTTGAC